TTTAGCACCCATTAAGTTCCTCCTTCATGAGTTAATATAAAGACAGTCACTGTAGATTCACATTTAACTGTCCTACATAAATATTTACCATCGAGTAGACAAGACAAAACTGCACACTTATAGATCGCAGTCGGATAAATAAGTGTATAAGAATAGGTGAGAAAACAACATGCGTGACGTATTAGACATTATTAGTAACATCGAAAGTATATACGAAAGCGATACCGCTTTGAGTGTATTGAAAGATTTCGAAAGAGTATTAGACGAACTAGACCTCTACGTTTATGCTAATTGGGAAGATGGTGAATTAGTCGAAGGACCAATGATTACTAGGCACTGGGTAAGTGCTTCGTTTATGTGGCCTAAGGATAAAATGCCAGACCCTGCAGGTGGCAAGAGATTGCTAGACTATGACTGTTATGTGTCATACGAAAAAACTGCGGTATTAAAACCTAGAAAGATTAAAGAACCAGATGATGTTAGACCTGGTACTAAAAAAGGCAAGCTAGATAGAGAACCTGTTTGGGTAGTTACTATCAAAATGCCTAAAGAACTTATATTAAATATCTATAGTGGTTATGCTGAACAGTTAGATTATGTTAAAGAACCAGCAGTAGCAACAACACAGCCAGCAATTGATGATATAGCACAAGAAGGCGAAACTGCCGCAGTTGAAGGCGGAGCAGTATAATGGGATTACAAGCAGGCGACCTTAACGATTTAATATTACCTATCTTTGAAATTGATAGTTTCAAAAGTAAAATGGGTGATGACAAGGATATTGTAGTATGCAGTTTTAGTTGCATGTCACAAGCACCAGCAAAAGACTTAATGAATTTCTTTGAGAAGGGTTATCCTTTTGTATTAGATGCTGATGTTACATCAGGCGAACAAACAGACGGTACATATAAAGTATTTGTTGAAATTGAACGTATGAAAGATGTTCCAACTCAGATTATTGAGATGCTAGACGGTGTAGGCAAACTAGCTAGTATTGATAAATTTAAATTCCGTTATTATAAAAGTTTTAAGAGTCAAGATGCAGGAATGGAAGCACTAGGTGAAACTATTCCGTTAGACAAAGCTGACTACGAGATTAAAGTTAACGAAAGTAACATGGACAACTATAAGAACTTCTTTAATAAGAGTTACATTGATAGTATTGACCTAGTTGAAAACAGAATTAAATTTACCAAAATATGGACAGAAGCACTTACATACAACGTGTTAGATTTTGGTGAGACTACAGAGATTAATAAGACGATTACTGAGAAATATGATGTCAATTCTTTTCCAGAAGTAATTTTCCTTACTAAATATATTGGAGACTACAATATAGGCAAGTATGGAGATAAACTATTAATTGAAAATAATGGTTATACAGTAGTCCTTAAAAAATAGGAAACCTAGAGAATGGCCAAAGAACATTTTAAATTCGACTTTGAACCGTGGATGGCTGAAGAGCTTATTCATAGAGATGATTGGAAGGATTGGTATGAAGCAATGCTTGAAATACTTCCGTTATGGGAAGTAAATTCCATTGAAAGAGTTGCTATGTTTGTTGCTCAGTGTGGACACGAAAGTGGTGGCTTTAGAACACTAAGCGAAAACTTAAATTATAGTGCAAGTGCATTAAATAAAATATTCGGCAAGTACTTTGTACGAGCAGGAAGAGACCCACAACCATATCACAGACAACCAGAAAAAATTGCAAACGTTATTTACGCTTCACGCATGGACAACGGCGATACTGCTAGTGGTGATGGTTGGAGATTTAGAGGTGGTGGCATACTACAGCTAACTGGGCGTTACAACTATACAGAATTTAGTAAAGCAGTTGAAATGTCTCCTGAAGAAGCAACTGATTATGTACGCACAAAGAAAGGCGCACTAGACTCAGCTTGTTGGTTCTGGGATACAAACGGCTTAAACAAATATTGTGACGGTCAAGACATTGTCGGAGCAACAAAACGTATCAACGGTGGTACAATTGGTTTAGAAGATCGTAAGAAACATTACATACATGCTTTAGATGTATTAGGTGGCGACTATGAAGAACCAACAGTTGATTATAATCAAACTATTCGAGTAGGATCACGTGGTCCACTAGTAGCAGAAGTACAAGAGAAACTTGATATTTCACCTGCTGATGGCATCTTTGGTCCAGGTACTGCACGTATTGTTAAAGAATGGCAAGGCGCTAACGGCTTAACTGCTGACGGAATAGTAGGACCAAATACAATAAAAAAGTTACTAGGGTAAACACTATGTTTAGTTCAATCAAGATTGCAATGATAGTAATAATGTTAGCCGGTGCTGGCGGCGGATTTGTATACGTTAAAACTTTAAAGTCAGATCTCGCAACATCAGAAGCAAACAATTTGAAGTTAGAACAAAGTGTTGAAAGTCAAAAACAAGTGATTGCCCAAGCAAAAGCTGACTTTGAATCACAAAGAAAAATTACAGCTAACTTAGATGCACAAAACAAATCATTACAAGCTGAATTTACAGCGTTAGATAAACGCTTTAATAAAATCAACGGTCAAGGTCAAGTACGTGACATAGGCAAACTTGCAGATGAACGTCCTAAATCAGTTGAACGAGTTATTAACGGTGCGACTACAAAAGCAATGAGATGTGTAGAAATTGCTATGGGGTCACCATTAACGGAGAAAGAGAAAAATGCTACTAAAAAGTCTGAAATCAACTCAGAGTGTCCTAGTATTGCTAATCCTAAGTACATTCCTTATTAGTGGATGTAGTTCTGTTAAGCATCTAGAGATCTTTAAAACAGAAGTTCCTAGAGAACCTCTTGCGTTGCCTCTACCGTTAACTCCAAAGCTAGAAGAAATTAAATGGACTATTATTACATCTGATAATGCAGACGAAGTGTTTGCTAAACTTAAAGCAGGTGGAGTAGATCCTGTGTTGTTTGGATTAACAGATGACGGTTACGAAGCTCTAAGTAAAAACTTTGCACAGATACGTGCATACATGCTACAACAAGACGAAATTATTAAGTCATATAAAGAATACTACGAAACGATCGAAACCCCTAAAAAGAAATAATGACCAGAAAAACTAATACAATGTTAATAGGCTTGTTAGGTACAATCTTAATGGGATTGGCTACATGGACTTTAGTAACATTGATAGAGCTACAACTTCTAGTAACTATGATTCAACAAGATTTATTCAGTATTGATAAACAATTTGGTAGAGTATATAGTTTTATAGATTCAGTTAGACAGAAGTAATGCGTTACTGTGTAGTATTACTATTACTTCTTATGACGGCATGTACTGCTCAACGATGCGACTTGGGTGCTACAGTCGATATAGAGTTTAAAAACCCTCCTAAATCCAGCGATAATCCCCCTACAACTACAGAACGTATTAAAGGTGCCGTGAATCCAGGTGGTCAGGTAACTTGTTCATTCTAATGTGGACTTCAGAAGAATATGAGTTCGAATAAATACACATATATAATTTAAGGAGAAACTATGCTTGATATACTAAGAGAAATGACCAACGACATGCTATGGTTGTATACAGCTATTGCAGGTTCTATCTTTGGAGCATTGTTTATTGCATATATGAAGGACACACGCATATCATTATGGGTGTATGGAAAGTGGGACAGTTTTTTAGATACGGTTAGAGATCGGTTTGGCTGGACTTGGTTTAACCAAGATCCTAATGCATGGAAGAAAGTAAATCCAAATATTGCTCGAAAGATTGATGAGCTAGAACAGCGTATTAATAAACTAGAGAGGAAGAATCGATGACAAGTGATGTACGTTTGAAAGAAAACGTTCAGTTTGTAGCTAAAGTTAACGGCTTAAACACTTATACATACAACTATGTATGGGATAATGCAATACAACACGGTGTAATGGCTCAAGAATTACTTGAAACACAATACGCTGATGTAGACTATAGTAAGCTACCAAGCATAAACTAATTAAGCAAAGGTTGTTCGATTTATTTTGGACAACCTTTTCTTATGACTGATAAATACTAATGATGAATATATTTGACCAATTTGGAATGGAACTCGGTGATGTACTGGCTCCGTGGATCGCTATACTAATTTCGATTAGTGCGGCCTTTTGGTTTAAAGACTTTGCTACAAATTTAATGCAAGGATTAAAGTTTAAAATGAATCCTGCGTTTAATGAAGGTGATGCTATTATATTAGACGATGAAGATGCTATTATAGTTAAAGTAGGGTTACGTGAAAGTGTGTTTGGAGTATATACTGCTAAAGGATATACTTGGAGATACATTCCGAACGACCGTATTAAGTTTCACAAGTTAGAAAAAGTTATTAATAAAAATTTGCACTTAGATACCGATGCTGAGAAAGGTAGACGCATACAAGATATGATTGATCAGGCACAGACTGATGCAATTAAAGCTAACAAAGAGAATATAGAGGAAATGAAAAATGCCAAGAAAGAAACTTGAAGACTTAGATAAGCCCATTGGGCCAGCAGTTGAACCAAAACATGATGCAGTAGTTGTTGCAACTCAAGAGAGTACAACACGCAAAGTTAAACTAGACTTAGAAGTTGATACAACTGTAAAAGATCTAGGACCAAATCCTTATGTTAAACTTATACATATGGCAAAAGCTGTAGATAGCTGGAGAATTTTTCCTCGTGTGTTTATTACAGTTTACATTGTGTTACTATATCAAGTAGTACATTGGTACATGGCATTAGGCGCAGAAGCAACTATGGAACAATCAGGATTAGTTAGTGTTGTTGTAGGCGCTGGAGCGGCTTGGTTCGGACTATACACAGGGTCTAGTAAAAAATAATACTTGACTTTCAACTATTTGTGTTGTATAATACGTCGACACAATAAGACATCAAAATATAATAGGAGTGAAAATGGTTTTTGGAATTATACTAATGGCAGGTTTGTTTGTCGGTACTAATGCAGAGTTCTTTAACGCAGTTGATCAAGACTCAAAAGACGGAATGACTTGGCATTATGTCGGTAAGCAAGTTCCAGATGGAGCGCCGGCTATTACAATTAAAAATGAAGAGACTGGCGAAGAATTCATCTACTTCAAAATGAAAAAATAATGCTTGACAAACGCCTAATATAAGCGTATAATAGTAATATGGATTATTATCAAATATTAGGCGTTTCTCGCAACGCTTCGACAGCAGAGATCAAGAAAGCATACAAGAAGCAAAGTATGCAACATCATCCTGATAGAACTGGTGGAGACGACACTCAGTTTAAAAAAGTTAACGAAGCGTACTCAGCACTAAAAGATCCGCAAAAAAAACAAATGTATGACCAGTTTGGAACTGCTGATCCTCAACAGGCTCAGTCACAACAACAAAGTCATTTCTCACAACAGTTTGGCGGTGCTCAATTTGAAGATATATTTGGGTCTATGTTTGGACAACAACAAAGACAACGACAAATGCGTAACCAAGATATAACCATTGCCGCTGATATTAGTTTAGAGGACATTGTTTCTGGTAAAGATGTTATAGCAACTTATAGATTGCCAAGTGGTCGAGAAGAAACTGTAAACATTACTTTACCTCCGGGTATACAGTCAGAAGATAGAATTAGATATCATGGTATGGGTGGCGACATTGTCCAAAATGCTCCAAGAGGGGATTTACATGTCGTTATACGAGTCAGAAGACACCCCGACTATGACGTAGATGGCATAAATTTATATATAGAGAGAAAGTTAAATCTATTTGATTTTATCTTAGGCACAAATATACAGGTCAAAACAATCCACGGACGTACTCTAAGTGTTAATGTACCAGCTGGATCTAACCCAGGCACAACTTTTAGTATTGGCGGACAAGGATTGCCTAACAAACGGTTAGGAAAAACAGGAAACTTATACATTAAGGTACAAGGGGTTACCCCAAAAATTGATAACGAATTAACCAGAGAAAAGTTAAGAGAAATACAAGATGAAACTAAAACTAGTTAGATATCCTGATCCATTTTTAGCAAAAGAAGTAGCACCGTTTGACTTTGACAAGTACAACGCTGTTGAAATTGAAGCTGAAATGATTAGACTTATGGAAGAAGAGAAGGGTGTTGGACTATCTGCTAACCAAGTAGGTCTTGATGCACAGATTTTTGTTATGAAACCAGACGAGTTGAAAGGACACGAAGACAACAAACCATTTGCTATAATTAATCCTAAGATTACAGCAGTTAGTCAAGACACAGTACTTGGCGAAGAAGGGTGTTTAAGTTTTCCTTTACTGTTCTTTAAAGTAAAAAGACCAACAGGAATGGTAATAGAGTATCTTGACTCTACTAACAAAGAGTGTACAATAGAACTAGTAGGATGGAATGCAAGAATTGCAGGACATGAATACGATCACTTATACGGTATTAACTTTACAGACCGGGTAAGTAAACTTAAACTCGACATTGCTAAGAAAAAGCAAATAAAATTATTAAAACGATTTGGAGCATATATAACATAATGGTTGAACCTAGCGAAAACTTACAGAAGATATTCGATAAAGCAACAGAAGTTACTAAGCAACTCAGCCATGAGTATCTTACCTTAGAGCATTTGCTATTTGCAATGCTATGCGAGGAAGACTTTTCGAATATAGTATCAGGGTACGGAACAGCTGATCCTGAGTTTATGAAAAAGAATGTTGAAAATTATCTAAAAACTAAATGCACTGATTTGTTAATGGTTGAAGTACCTAAGAAGTACAAGCCTAAGAAAACACAAGCAGTAGAGCGTGTATTAAACAGAGCATTTACTCAAGTGTTATTCAGCGGACGCAATAACATTGAAGTTACTGATGTGTTCTTGAGTATGTTCAACGAAAAGAAAAGTTGGGCATTGTACTTTATTAGTGAAACTGGAATTGAAAAAGAAAAGTTTGCAGACTATCTAAACAACGAGCTTGAAGCAAGTTATGAAGATGAAGAAATGCAAGGCATGGCTACTAGAGCATTGCGTTCATTTACTACAAACCTTAATATTGACGCTGAGACAGGTAAGATTGATCCTGTAATTGGACGTTCAGAAGAACTCGAAAGCATTGCACTAGCACTTGGTCGTCGACAGAAGAACAACGTACTGCTAGTTGGTGAGCCGGGTGTAGGTAAAACTGCTATTGCAGAAGGACTTGCATACAATATTGTAAATGGTAAAGTGCCTGAATTCTTAAAAGAGTATTCAGTGTATAACCTAGACATTGGTAGTATGTTAGCTGGTAGTAAGTACCGTGGAGACTTTGAAGAACGCTTTAAATTAGTTATTGCTGGACTTAAAAAGAAAGGCAAGACTATTATGTTCATTGACGAAGCACACATGATAAGTGGTGCTGGTGCTGGCGGTGCTGGACAGTCAAATGATCTAGCAAACATGTTAAAGCCTATTCTTACTAAAGGTAATATTAAAGTAGTTGCTTCAACTACATGGGAAGAGTATCGTAAGTTCTTTGAAAAGGATCGTGCATTAATGCGTAGATTTGCTCGTGTAAGTGTTGACGAGCCTAGTAAAGATGTTACTAAAGATATTCTTACTGGTATTAAAAAGTATTACGAAGAATTTCATAAAGTAGAAATTACTGAGGCGGCTATTGATACTGCTATTAAACTTAGTATCAAATTTCAAACAGATAAGAAGCTACCAGATAAAGCTATTGACTTACTAGACGTTGCATGTTCAAGATTTAAACTTAAAGAAGATACGTCTAAAGTAGTTGGCATGAGAGAGATTCAATTTGAACTTGCTAAGATGATTAACTTGCCACCTGAGCAGATTATGGAAACTGAAACAAGTAACCTTGCTAACTTAAATCATAATATGAAAGCAGAGATCTACGGACAAGACGAATCAATTGATAGTATTGTAGATAAGATTCATGTTGCTCAAGCAGGACTTAAAGCAGATAATAAACCAATTGGTTCATTTGTGTTTATGGGTCCAACTGGTGTTGGTAAGACTGAAACTGCAAAACAATTAGCTAGTCAACTAGGTGTAAAACTAATTAGATTTGATATGAGTGAATATCAAGAGAAGCATAGTGTTGCTAAACTTATTGGTTCACCTCCAGGCTACGTTGGCTTTGAAGAAAATTCAGGATTACTTATTACTAAAGTACAAGAAAATCCTAACTGTGTACTACTGCTTGATGAAATTGAGAAGTCACATCCAGATGTTAGTCAACTATTATTACAGATTATGGATAACGGATTTGTTACAGGTTCAAACGGCAAGACTGCTGATTGTAGAAACATTGTAATGATTCTTACAACTAACTTAGGTTCCGCGGAAGCTGAAACTAATACAGTTGGCTTTGGTGAGATGGAAAAAGAACACGATGATAGTGAACTTAAAAAATTCTTTGCTCCAGAGTTCCGTAACAGACTTGATGGTATTATGACATTTGGTAAGTTAGATAAAAATACAATGATTAAAATTGTAGGTAAGTTCTTAGTTGATCTTAAAGTTATGCTAACTGACAAAGATGTTGAAACTACTATTTCCGATGAAGCTATTGACTTCCTTATTGACAAAGGCTTTGATAGTAAAATGGGTGCAAGACCGTTACAACGTGTTATTGATAACGATATTAAGACTCCGCTATCTAAAGTATTGTTGTTTGGTGAATTGAAAAACGGCGGTACATTACATATCGATGTTAAAGATGGTGCATTTGATTTAACATCAGTTAAGTCTAAGGTTAAGGAGCCAGAAACCGTTGATCAAGATTGACTCAACTAAACTATTCTTTGACAAATACAAATATAAAGTAGACTTGTCAAACGCACTAGGGCATGTTTTTAGAAATAAGAACATGTCCTTTGCACGAAAGTCAATCGATAGTGCATTAGACCAAGCAACTGGTAATGGGTTCCTTCGTATAGGAATGAGAGATGTACGAGTAAGTCAAGAAGAACTAAAAGACTTACAGACTCTATTACATGAATTTACTAATCAAGAAGAAGACTATAAGCTACGTTGCGAAACGTGGCACTTAGGTATATACACTAATAACTTTGAATGGGTTAAGCAACTAAACAGTAAATTAAATGCTGTGTGTTCTATACACATGCCCAGAGATAATGCTGATCTTCCTAAGGGTGTTATTATTAACGACACTATTAAGTTTGCTTATAAGGTTACACTTAACGGATCAGCAGATCCTAACTTAGCTGGATTTTGTTTAAAACATAAAGACAAAATTAAGATAGGTGGCGTTGTATTAAGTGACATTAAAGGTGGGTATAATCTAAAAGGAAAGTACATGTACGTTAAAGATCATGCTACTATAACACTAATAAGATTGTTTTTAAAGCGAGACTTCATGCGTATCGATAAAATCGTATCGAGTACAGAACTAGATAAATAACTATATGTCCAATAGTATAACAATATTAACACAGAACGTTCACCCAGCAGATAGTACTACACAAGCTGTTACAGGTGAACCATTTAAAGGCGATGGCTACTACGGTCGTGCAGATGGTTTCCATACTGTACAATATAACCTAATAGCTTTCAACGGAACTATAAAGATGCAAGGAACCCTTGCCGTAACACCAACTGACAGCGACTGGTTCGATGTTGATGGTACTAGCGTAACAGGATCCGATGGTGGGTATTTTAAAAACTTTACAGGAAACTTTGTTTGGGTTAGAACTGTGGTAAGTTATACATCAGGAACAGTAACTAGTGTACTGTTAAATCATTAGGAGATAAGATGGAACATTTTGTAAGAATAGTAATGGAAAAACAGGAAACAACTAAGTTGTTAGACGAAAGTATTTTTCCTGACCAAAACCTTTACGAAACTGAGCAAGGTGGAACAGCATGGGAAATTGCTTTACCAAGACAACTTTCAGAAGACGAATCAACTGAGTATGCTAACAAACTAGCAAACTATATGTTCGAACAAGGTTACGATGACTTTGATATTGAAATTAGTGCAGGTGTTGGCGAAGAGCTTGAAGAAGAAACATATGACGATGATGACGAGTTCTTTGAACAGTATGGTGTTATGCATTGGAACGAAGATGATGATCCAATAGACGAAGCAGAGTATCAAGGACGTAAAGTTAAACTAGGCAAGCCTATGCAAGGTGATGTCAAGAAATTTAAAGTATATGTAAAAGATCCTAAGACAGGTAATACTAAAAAAGTTAACTTTGGACACGGCGGAAGTAGTGTTAAAGGTAAAGCTATGAGTATCAAAAAGAATAATCCAAAAAGACGTAAGAGCTTTAGAGCAAGACATAACTGTGACAATCCAGGACCACGTACAAAGGCACGTTACTGGTCATGTAGGAAGTGGTAATATGAGAATTAACGAGTTTACGGATTTTGAAGTAGAAAAAGAAAATGATTTAGGATTTGATGTCGTTAGTGACATGCAAGTGTTTATGAAGAACGATCCAATGTTCTATCGTAAAAAGTATTATCCAACAATGTGTAATATGCAATCTAAATTACAAGGTGGCAAAAGTCCTATGCCAACTGACTTAACAGATATGATTACAGCAGGTGCTGAACATTACTGTAAACAGTTTGGTATTAACAAACGCCCATCAGAACTATTAACGAAAGAAGATGCTAAATCATTAGCTGAAATAATCTTTAGCGAGGAAATGACCGCACTTAGAGACGGAGAGTATTAATGTTTCTAAGAGAGTTATTTGAAGCACCCAAAACTGCGGTGTTTGCATTTGGTAGAATGAACCCTCCCACTATTGGACACGCTAAATTAGCTGACGTAGTAAAGTCACAACAAGGTGATCCTTTTCTATTTTTAAGCCAAACACAAAAACCTAAAACAGATCCACTACCTTTTCCAGAGAAGATGTACTTCGCATCGAAGAGTTTCCCTGGAGTTGAAATTGGTGATCCTAAAGTAAAAACTATTATCCAAGCAATGCAGAATTTAGAAGCTAAAGGTTACACAGACATTGTGTATGTAGCAGGTAGTGATAGAGTTGATTCATTTACTAAACTATTAAATGACTACAACGGCAAAGATTATAAGTTTAACAGTATTAATATTGTAAGTGCAGGCGAACGTGATCCCGATGCAGAAGGTGCTGAAGGCATGAGTGCAAGTAAAATGAGAGCCGCGGCACAAGAAGGTGACTACAATAGTTTCAAGAAAGGTGTTGCTAGTCCAATGTTTGCTCTTTCAATGTACGACCAAGTTAGAAAAGGTATGGGCATTGCTACAGAAGATGAAAGTTTAGACGAATGGGCAGTACCTGCTCTTAGAGGCGTAATGGCTGTTGGTAAAATTGGTAAGTTCTTTTGGAACAATAAATGGGCCATAGGGTTCTTAACTGCTACTTGGAAAGTTTATCCTTGGGTAAGAGATGCAGTAAAATGGGCTAACAGATTCTTAGATCACCCTGTTACACAAGCACTAGGCAGATACGGATTACCAGCTGTTGGTATTGCAGTAGCACTATACGGTGGAACGAAACTGTATAACGAGTTAATTAAAACAAAAGACGAAAAAGAATTAGAAAAAGTATTAACACAATTTGAAGTTGATAGAGACGAGTTAAACAAATTAGAAGACATGCTTATTTCTGCTATGAAAGAAGGTGACGGACGTAAGAAAGGTATCCACGGTAAAGGACATCCTATGCGTAAGAAACAACAAGCCGCAATACATGCTAACGAAAGTAGTAGTAATTTAGAACAAGACTTAATTGATATGTACAAAGGCGATGGTGAAGCTGGCCTTGCAATGTACATGGTTGATTATTTAAAGTTTACAGAGAAAGAAGTTTCACAAGCATTTAAAAAAGCAGGCGGCGATATCTATAAAATGATTAGTAATGTTGCCTCTATGAAAAATGAAGGTGATCTAATTCCTAATCCTAAAAGTAGTACGTTAGCAAAGTCAGACACAGCGTATGATTTTATTAAGCTAGGTACACACCTTGCAAACACAGATACTATGGACCCAGACGATGTTAATCCATCTGAGCCAGATGTAATGATTGTTCCGTTTAGTCCTGAAGAAGATGAAATTATTAAAGTAGCTCTAAAGAAGATGGGCTATAAGACACAAGACGCAGGTGGAAACAAAGATGCACACTACGATGAAAACTTTGCAGACGGCAAGAAGCCCGGACGTAAAGGATTAGCCAAGCGTAGTGGAGTTGATACTAAAGCAAGTGTAAGTAGTTTAAGAAAAACTGCAAAAGGTAGCAGTGGCGAAAAGCAACGTATGGCACATTGGATGGCTAATATGAAAGCTGGTAAGGCCAAAGCAAAGTAATGGATGAACTAGAACGTATAATTCAACTTGCAGGCGTAAACGAATATAAAGGTTACTCCGAATATAAGATTGACGAAAACCCTAGTATCACTGCAACAGCTCTAAAACAAAAAGAAAAAAAATTAGGTTTAAAACCTGGTGATCAAGATTGGTTTAAACTTTGGTTTAATAGACCTTACATGACTAACCAAAATATGCCACAAGGCTTTAGAGGACGTAAAAAGAAATGAGGTGGCATGAGATATCTAAGCTATCAGAAGGCGTCGGTCTTATTGTACCTGGTGTTAACACTACTCCCGATGTAGGTCCTAACCAAACTAGTATTGAAGCAAAGAAACTTGGTTTTTCGGTTGACAAAGCCGGTAAACCCAAGTATACTATGCATAAGAAAGCAAGTAAGAATACAAAAGCAAATACTTTATATAATTTAGGGATGACCGAGTCGCAGATAAAAGAATTACAAACTAAAGAACTATCAGCTGTTAGTGAAATCTATGTAGACATGGACGGTGTACTTGCAGACTTCTTTCCAGCGTGGAAGAAACTTGTAGGAAAAGATTGGCGACAAATTACAGATATTGAAGATGCATTACAAAAGATTAGAGACAAAGATGACTTTTGGTTAAACTTACCGTTAACAGCAAATGCACAAAACTTACTAAACATTATTAAGGATCTTAAAGGCGAGTATACAATACTAAGTGCGCCACTAGCAAACGATCCTAGAGCAGAACCACACAAGCGTGAATGGGTTAAAAAGAACTTAGCGTTTTTTCCGCCTAAAGAAGTTATTGTTTCCGCTGACAAGTATAAGTGGGCAAAACAAGCAGACGGTACACCTAACATACTAATTGACGACTTTGGGTCTAATATTAGAAATTGGGAATCAAAAGGTGGCGTAGGTTTCAAACATAAAGATCACAAGTTTGAACGTACTGCTGGACTATTGAAAGATTATTTTACTAAGCCCCCTAAAGAAGGATAAATAACAGTATGTTAATACGTGAACTATTTCAAAAGGATCTTGGTGAAACTGCCACAGCAGGCGGTACAAGTGCAGGTGCTATTGCAACTGTAGCTAATCCAGTACATGCACAGGGTCAAATTCCACGTGACAAGAATGGTGTTCCTAAGAAGAAAGCTAAAAAGAACAAAGACGGAACTGTAGTTAATGCACTAGATGCATCAGACAGTTTCTTTGGGGCCAAGATAGCTAAACGATAAATAGTAGTAAGCAAAAGGTGATGAATATGAATAAGAAACAATTAAAAGAAGGTTTAGCAGATATGGCTTACAGAGCTGAATCTGACCATGAAGTACAAATGGCTCGTGCTGAACTATACAAGATTGCAAAGTACAGTATCAAACTACACGAAATGCTAAAAAACGTATCTGAGCAAGAAGGCTTAGAGGGTTGGGTACAATCAAAAATTACTAAATCAGCAGACTACTTAGGTAGTGTTTATCATCACATGGACTATCAAGTTAAGTTTGACGAAGTTGCAGAATCAAAAGACACACATTGTTCAGACAAGTGTTGTGGTGCAGACGTTAAAGCAGAAGATTGTAAATGTGCTCCAACTTGTAAACATTGTAACTGTAATGCGGTTGCAGAAGATTTAGCACCTACAAAAGATCAACTTAAAGGCAAAGAGTTAGATGCTCTTAGAAATAAGAATGTCGCAAAGATGGATGCTGAAGATAAAGCCGCTAGAAAAAAACAAGCAGATAAATTTGCCGCAATGAAAAATGAATCAACAGATTATAAAACATCATTGATGAATAAATTATCAGCATCATTAGGAGAATAATATGTTTAAACCAGTCGACACAGACGCAGTCTTTAATAGAGTTAATGCACAAAATACAGCACCAGTTGTAAAAGGTCCACCACCTGTAGTAACAGCAGTACAAACAAATGTTACTCAGAATGGCAACGCATCTGAAGCAGAAAAGATTAGAGCAATGGGTGATAAACTTTCAAAGATTTGGCTTGACAAGTAATGAAGTTAACTGATTTATCAAATGAGTTCGATAACATCAACGAAGCTCCACCCGGTGGTTGGTTAAACACTAAAGCATCACTTGGCAAGATTGACAACTATGTACAGAATACTAGAGTTGCTAGAGGCTTAGATGCTATTGCAACTAAAGCGTCAACTAAGTATGGTGGCGCACATGGTAATAAAAAGCCTATAGATCCAAAAGGCGGTATTGACGATAAAGAAACTGATGATTGGATTAACAAAGGTGACACTTCTAAAAAAGACGATAAGCCCAAAGATAAAGCTACCGCACCAAAACCTAATGCACCAGAACCAAAGAAAGTAAGCGACCTAAAACCAGGTAGTGCTTATAACGATGGAACTGCAACTTGGACGTGGACTGGAACAGATTGGTCCGACGGTGCAGTTAAATTAGATCCTGAAACAGGATTTAAACAATTTAAAAAAGCTAAAAACAAATTTGTAAAAGAAGTAGCTGGACCAGACAAGTGCTGGGATGGTTATAAAAAAGCCGGTACACAAAAAGGTACAGGTAAGAACAAAGGTAAGCGTGTAAACAAATGCGTTCCTGAAGCACCCGGTGCACCAGACGTAGCACCTGATCCAAAACTAGCACAACAGGTTGCACAGAAAGCAACTGCACTTAAAGGTGTTATTGGTGGTAAGGCAAGTGGTGCTCAAGTTGCAAAAGGATTAGATAAAATATCCTCAGGCGAAACATTACCTCCAAATATTATTAAAGCTATTGCACCATATGCAACTGCTATACAGAGCATGATGTCAAATCCTCAACTGTTTGGTAAGTTCAAAGCACTTATGAAACAAGCTGAAGCTGGACAGCAACAAGCTGAACCTGAGCCAAAGTAATGGCCGCTAACGGAATATCAACACTAGCAAACAAAAAGCTAAGACAAGATACTAAACTTGCTAAGGCACTTGCAAAGCGTGAAGGCAAAACAGTTGCCGCAAATGGTACTATTAGTGGATCAACAGATACAGATGCTGTTTCTTACAGAGCAAGAAATACACTTGATGCTACACAACTACCCACAAGATATAAAACAGACAATACATTAGACAATAATGCTAACTCAGGCGGACTTGTAACAGGTCGTCCTTGGACTGCTTAACCAGCTCTAAGACTATTTAAACCCCCCCTATATAAATATTTGCATGATACCAAACGTGCAAAACTTAACCTTCAGCGAAACAGCCGATGTATTTACAATGGTGTATCCCGAAGCTGAAACAATTAACCCGATACTCGCAGAGAAGATTCGAGCCCAGGGTGACCTTCAATATAGAAAAACAAACGTTCAAGCTGACATGACTAAATGGACAATGTTTAAAGATCCCGATTTTGAAAAGATAATTAATTTTGCAATTGACGTTGTCAAAGCTGGTCTTGACTTACCAAATTTAGGAAAGTATGTCGTTACTGATTGCTGGGGTGCATTATATAGAAAGGGCGACAGTTGTAATGCCCATGCACATCACCCTGCAATTTGGAGTTTTACATATTATGTAGATGCAACACCTGAAGATAGTCCTTTAGTGTTTCCAACAAGCGGCAATGCAATATATCTAAATTCAGGACTTATGGTTGTATTTCCAGGGTGGGTAACACATAGCGTACCAGAACAAAAGAACGATCGAGAAAGAATAGTCGTAGCGGGCAATTTAACTATTGAGCGACCACAGGCCGAATAAGTTGTTGACAAACAGTTTTAGTTCGTGTATAATGTATATAACAATTAAGGAGAATACAAGTGAGTGATAGAACATACGGTGTTGAAGAAAAAGCTAAACTAGAGCGTTTGGTTAATGAAGGTGCTAACGTTATGCAAGAGATTGACGATTTAAGTGCAGGTCTTAAAGATACTGTTAAAGCAGTAGCAGAAGAACTTGACATGAAACCAAGTCTTATTAACAAAGCAATTAAAGTAGCATTCAAAGGTGATTGGCATAAAGTTGCTGATGAATTTGATGATTTAGAGACTCTTGTCGCAACAGTCGGCAAGGACAAATAGGTTTGAATAACGTAATCAAATTCTTTAAAAATAGCTACAAACTAAGTCCTGTTGCATTCTACTGCGAAATGGTTGAGGCGTTGTTCTTAATCACTGCGAGTGCAATTTTGAGCTTTACTATATTAGATCCTGCAACAACAATATTTGTACCACTATACTTAATTGGAAGTGTTTTGGGTATTGTTAGTGCAGTTATTAGGCAAGCGGCATTTGTAATTATCCTATGTAGTTGGTTCTCAGCAATGAACGCATGGGCATTAGTACAGTTGTTTATATTATGAAATATATGGTTGACATAGACGGAACAATCTGTTATAATAGTAACAGTGAGTATGTATTAAGTGAACCTGACGTACAACGTATACAGCATTTTAATAGGTTGTATAATGAAGGCAATGAGATACATTATTGGACTGCTAGAGGCGGTACAACAGGCAAAGATTGGAGTGAGCTTACTAAAGACCAGTTTGCAGAATGGGGTGTATTGTACACAACATTAAGTTTTAGAAAGCCGCATTATGACATTTGGATTGACGATAAGGCACGAGAGGCAAAAGAATATTTTAAAGAAGAAGGTAATCGTCGGCCATAAGCGACACTATTGGTATTTGTCAGCCTCAAATGACATGCAAGGAGAATATATATGAGTTATGTAGACGCACAATTTGATCGCGACCAAGACGTTATCAGAGTTGTGGAACGTAAAGACGGCAAACGATCTTACACAGAATACCCAATTAAGTACACCTTCTATTACAAAGATCCTAAGGGCAAGTACAAAAGTATCTACAGCGATCCCCTAAGTAGAATTATTTGTAAAAATACAAAACAGTTCCGTAAGGAACTTGCAATCAATGCAAACAAAGAATTACTCGAAAGCGATATCAACCCAATCTTTCAATGTCTAAGTGAAAACTATTTAAACGTAGAGTCACCTAAACTAAATGTTGCGTTCTTTGATATTGAGACTGACTTTGATCCAGAACGTGGGTTTGCTGATCCTAGTGATCCGTTTATGCCCATTACTGCTATTAGTGTACACCTACAATGGTTAGATACTCTAGTTACATTTGCAATACCTCCTAAGGGGTTAAGCATGGCAGACGCAGAAAAAGAGTGCGAAGAATTTCCTAATACTTACTTGTATGAAAAAGAGTCTGATATGCTAGAAGCATTTCTTGACATTATACAAGATAGTGATATACTAACAGGTTGGAACAGTGAAGGATATGATATTCCTTATACTGTGAATCGTGTTGCTCGTGTACTAAGCAAAGATGATACAAGACGTTTTTGTTTATGGAAACAACTTCCTAAGAAACGTGAATACGAAAAGTATGGAAAACAAGCCGTTACTTATGACCTAATAGGCAGAGTGCATTTAGATAGTTTAGAATTGTATCGTAAATACACCTATGAAGAACGACACACATATAGACTTGACGCTATTGGTGAACTAGAAATTGGTGAGAACAAGACAGTTTACGAAGGTACACTTGATCAACTTTACAACAATGACTTCCGAACATTCATTGAGTACAACAGACAAGATACTGCATTACTAGACAAGCTAGACCAAAAACTAAAGTTTATTGATCTTAGTAACGAACTTGCACATAGTAACACGGTGTTGCTACAAACTACAATGGGTGCAGTTGCAGTTACAGAACAAGCAATTATTAACGAAGCACATCATAGAGGCTTACAAGTTCCTAATAGAATTAAACGTGAGCCAGGTAGTGAGCCTGCGGCAGGTGCGTATGTAGCATTTCCTAAAAAAGGTTTACACAAGTGGATTGGTTCAATGGATTTGAACTCACTATATCCATCAGTTATTCGTGCGTTGAACATGGATCCGGCAACAGTTATAGGACAACTACGTCCTGATTTAACTAACGCAATGGTAGAAGATGCAATGACACTTCAAAAGAAATCATTTGCTGGTGCATGGGAAGGCCGATTTGCTACAATAGAATATGAAGCAGTTATGGAAAAGCGTAAAGACATTAGTCTTAATGTAGACTTTGAAACTGGTGAAACAGTTATAATGAGTGGTGCTGAAATGCACAAGTTAATATTTGATTCACACAAGCCTTGGATGCTAACTGCTAACGGTACTATCATAACTAACGAGTTCGACGGAGTTATTCCTGGACTACTTAAACGTTGGTATAGTGAACGTAAAGAATTACAAAAAATGAAAGGCAAAGCTCTTGATGCTGGTAACAAAGTTGAAATTGAATTCTGGGATAAACGACAGCTAGTTAAAAAGATTAACTTGAACAGTTTGTATGGTGCGATTCTTAATCCAGGTTGTAGATTCTTTGATCCACGTATTGGTCAAAGTACTACACTAACAGGCAGAGCTATTGCAAAACACATGAGTGCAGAAGTTAACAAGACTATTACAGGCACATATGATCACACTGGTGATAGTGTTATTTACGGAGATACTGACTCTGTGTACTTTAGTGCTTGGCCTATCTTACAAAAAGATATCGAAGCAGGTAGTATTCCTTGGACTAAAGATAGTGTTATTAAACTTTACGATCAAGTTTGTGAAGCGGCTAATACTACGTTTCCAAAGTTTATGGCAGATGCATTCCATTGTCCAAAGAGTAGGTCGGACGTTATTGCGGCTGGTCGTGAGATTGTTGCTGAGAGCGGATTGTTTATTACTAAGAAACGTTATGCGGCACTTATATATGATCTCGAAGGAGAACGTATGGACAAAGACGGCAAACAAGGTAAAGTAAAAGCAATGGGTCTTGATCTTAAACGTAGTGATACACCTGTGTTTATGCAAGAGTTTTTAAGTAAGCTATTACTTATGGTGCTTACAGATAATGTTCAGCAAGACATACTTGATGCTATTACAGAGTTTAGGACTGCATTTAAACTTAGACCTGGTTACGAAAAAGGTTCGCCTAAACGTGCAAACAAGATTGGTGAGTATCAACGTAAAGAAGCGAAGATGGGCAAAGCAACAATGCCTGGACACGTAAGAGCAAGTATCAATTGGAATACACTTAAACGTATGAATGGTGACAAGTACTCACAAGAGATTGTTGATGGTATGAAGGTTATTGTTTGTAAACTAAAAGGTAATCCATTAGGATACACAAGTGTTGCATACCCTGTAGATGAAATGCATATACCACAATGGTTTAAAGACTTACCGTTCGATGGTGACACAATGGAGTCTACTATTATTGATAACAAACTAGACAACTTAATTGGTGTGTTGAATTACGATCTTGCAAGTACATTGCAAAACAATACATTTAATACGTTGTTTGACTTCGGAGAATAATAATGGCTGTACACGGAATGATAGATTTAGAAACACTTGGCGTTGAGCCAGATAGTGTTATAATAACACTTGGTGCTATTAAATTCGATCCGTATACAGATGAAGATCCACACTCAGGATTGTATCTACGTTGCGACATCGAAGAACAAAGTGAAAAGTATCATCGTACTATTGATGAGAATACACTTGAATGGTGGGGTAAACAAAAGCCGGAAATACGAGATGAAGCATTTGGTGAACACGAAGATCGTGTAAACATGGAGCAACTTACAAAAGCAATTAATAAATTTTGTGTAGGAGTAGATCAACTTTGGTGTCAAGGTCCATTGTTTGATTATGCTATTTTACAAAACTTATACAAAGGCGTTGGTAAGCCGTGTCCATGGAACTTTTGGCAGATTAGAGACAGTAGAACATTGTTTGCTATGATGCCAAGTGATCCACGTAAAGCAATACAAGAAGAACTACACAACGCATTAGCTGACTGTTACTATCAAGCTAAGTGTGTACAATCAACCTATAAACATTTTGGAGTAAAATCGCGATGAAGATATTACTAACAGGACATAAAGGGTTAGTTGGTACATCACTATATCCTGCATTAACTAAATCAGGTGAACACAGAGTTATTGGTATTGACTTAAAAGATGGTAATAACTTGCTAGACTGTTCTTTGGATTATGATGTTGATCTAGTAATTCATCTTGCAGGTGAAAGTGGAATACTAAAGAGTATTGAAGAACCAGAAATGTATTTTCAAAATAATGTGTTAGCATCTAAAAGATTGTTTACTCATTTTAAGAATACTAGAATTTTGTATGCTAGTTCAAGTACTGCAAAAGAACCTCACAGAAATCCTTATGCATTAACCAAACATACAATGGAAAGAATTGCACCACAATTAAGTCTAGGCATGCGTTTTACGACTATATACAGTAACAATAGCAAACTTAGGCCGAACATGTTTATACCTCGATTAATACGAAACGACATCCCACACGTAACAAATCATAAAAGAGACTTTATTCATGTAGACGATATTGTAAGTGCAATACTTACATTAATTAAAAACGAAGATGTAAAGGGTATCATTGACATCGGAACTGGTCAATCAAACTCACTCAAAAGTATTACTAAAGAATTTGGAGTATCACCCAAAGTTAAAATGGATACCCCACATGAACGGACTGATAATGTTGCTGACATATCAGTATTAAAGGATTTAGGTTGGAGCCCTGTAATTGAGCTAATGAAATTCTTAAAAGACAAGAAAGAGCTTGACTTTTCAGAAGAACCTAAATATAATAGTATATAACAATCAATGGAGAAATGTTAAAATGAAAGATATCTTACAAGACGTTGTTGCACATACACATTCGTTAGGGTTCTTAACCCTTGTTAAAGTCACTGGCGAAGATGCGGCAACTACAATCGAATCAATGGCTGAAGACAGAAGTGTTATTCTTACTGCTACAACCAAAGCATCAGTAAATGAATTTAAAGGAACCTTTGGTATGCCTAACTTAGATAAGTTAGCATTACACTTAAAGAATCCTGAATATCAGAAAGAAGCAAAGATTAGTGTTGAACTAGCAGAACGTAATGGTGAAACTATTCCTACACACATCCACTTTGAAAATGCAAGTGGTGACTTTGAAAACGATTATCGCTTTATGAACAAAGCAATTATCGACGAGAAACTTAAAACTGTAAAGTTTAAAGGTGCATCTTGGGACGTAACTATTGATCCAAGTATGGCTAGTATTACTAGAATGAAGTTGCAGAGTGCGGCACATTCGGAAGAAACTACATTTACAGTTAAGACACAAGACGGTAACTTAGTATTTGCATTTGGTGATGCTTCGCAACATGCTGGTTCATTTGTATTCCAACATGATGTTGGTAGTGAACTAAAACATGCGTGGAGTTGGCCTGTAGCACAAGTACAAGCTATCTTAAATCTTGATGGTAAAGTAACTATGAAGATCAGCGATCAAGGTGCTATGGCATTGAGTGTTGATAGTGGAATGGGTCAATACGATTATATTCTACCAGCACAAACAAAATAGGACATATACATGAACATCGATTTAACCGCAGAACAGAAAGACTTTGCAACGTTTTTACCAGCACTTAGTGGCTTCTATGCTACATTTGTAGGTAAACAACAACGAGGCGAATACGTAGACTACAAGCGTGTTCCGTCAAACTTTAAAAACGGTGTAGAAAGTCTTAACTGGTTAAATCGTAAAGATGGTCAGTTTCAATATCATTGGAGTTTATACTCCGCAGGTCATGCTGAACTTGATATTAATAAAGACGCACCTAAAGAAGATATGGTACGAAAAAGAGATCGTACTACTAGTTGGATGCTTGGTGACTCAGGTGGTTTCCAAATTGGTAAGGGTGTGTGGGAAGGTGACTGGAAAGATCCTAACTGTCCTAAGGCAATGAAGAAACGTACACAAGTTCTTGCATGGATGGACGCATACATGGACTATGGTATGATACTTGATATTCCAGCTTGGGTAGCACGTAGCCCAGCAGGAGTTAAAGCTACAGGTGTTAGTTCATATCAAGAAGCAGTTGATGCTACACGTATTAATAATGATTACTTTATGAAACATCGTTCAGGAGCATGTAAGTTCCTTAATGTGTTACAAGGAGAGAATCATGCTGATGCAGAAGATTGGTATCATCAAATGAAAGACTATTGTGACCCAGCTGTGTATCCAGACAATCATTTTAATGGTTGGTCAATGGGTGGGCAGAACATGTGTGATATTCATCTAGTTTTGAAAAGACTTATTGCATTACGGTTTGATGGATTACTTGAAGAAGGCTTACATGATGTAATGCACTTTCTAGGTACAAGTAAACTAGAATGGGCTACACTACTAACTGATGTACAAAGAGCAGTTCGTAAGTATCACAACAAAAACTTTATGATTACATTTGACTGTGCTTCTCCATTTTTAGCAACAGCAAACGGACAAGTGTATTGTGAATTAGAAACAGGTGATAGATCAAAGTGGGTGTATCGAATGGTTCCTAGCTTAGATGACAAAGGACTTTCACAAGATACAACACCGTGGAGTACTTCATTTGTTAGTGCTGGTAAGCATAAGAGCTTTAAAGACAGCCCGCTTACTACTGAACTAAAAACCAAAGACGTTTGCATATATGGTCCAGGTGACTTAAATAAGATTGGTAAAGAAGGCAAGACTAGTTGGGATAGTTTTTCCTATGCGATCCAAATGGGTCATAATGTATGGAGTCACATTAATGCAGTACAAGAAGCAAATAGACAATACGACAATGGAGTTGTACCAAAGATGCTTGTCGAAGAGCGTTTTGACAGGGTATTTTTTAGAGATGTTGTGGACGCAATATTCGCAACTGACAGTAGAGAAAAAGCCGAACAAATCATAGAAGATCATTCAAAGATGTTTATGACCATTATCGGTACACGTGGTGCAACAGGTAAGAAAACTGTAAATGCAAGTACACACTTTGGTAACTTATTTGACATTGGTGACTCTGATGTAATTGACGAAGAGCCAGAGATGTCTGAAGATAAACTAGACGCTTTAGAAGAAACTTTATAAGGAGACAGCTATGCATACAGAGTCGCTTTTTGCAACGCCATTCTTGTATGAACATGCGGACAAAGTTGACAATGTCACGTTAACTGCTTTCTGCAATGGCCTCTATATGCCAGATTCTGATATGAAGAACTGGCAAAGTGATCATCTTGATCTTAACAACGTTATACTACAACCCCTGTTGTTACAAGTACAGAACATGTTTAACAAACAAGCTAACCTATTAGGTATTGCTGACAACTGTACTATTGACGTAACACAAGCCTGGATAAACGTTAATAATACATCTAGATCTAATACACACGAAGTACATATGCACCCCGGACATATTATGTCAGCAGTATATTATGTTCAAGCACCAAAAGATTCAGGAAACCTTGTTCTAATTAGTCCACACGGATTAATGGACTATGCATTACCTTATAAATTAGTTACAAACCCTACACCGTTTAATGGAACACGATATACAGTAATGCCAAGTGCTGGAGACTTAGTATCGTTTCCGGGTTGGATCAATCATTGTGTTACAGAGAATTTGAGCAACCAAACACGTATATCAATCGCATTTAATGGCAATTTAGGAGGAAAAGCACTTGACGACAAGTCACTTTAGTGCTATTATAGTAATATGAAAAGAGATTATACAGACGGCGTAAAAGATGATGTTATATACTTTACAGGTTATGAAGTAGAAAAAACACCTGCTGAAGGTGAGCATACATTATTTGTAACAGGATGTCAGCCATTAGAAGATGTTCTTGCAAAAGCAAAAGAACACTCAGTTGAACACATCTACTTAGGTGCTAACCACAGTTTTGTTCCTAAAGAAAGTTGGGACGATCTTGTACAAGGACTACTTAATAAGAAATTTTTGGTTACATTAGACTATGATGCAAAGTATCATGAATGGATACTTGAAAGTGGGTATAATGAGGATCATAACTTTATTAGTATGATTAGTGTTAAACTGCCATACGTAAATCAACTTAACTACAATGCTTGTATTAAGATTGATGATGCAGACTTTGATCATTCTAATCCGGGTGTATGGGTACACAATATACATCCACTGCTACAAAGAGATAAGTTTACGGATTGGAGAGCTTACGGTGACGATAATCCGGTTGACAGTGAGTAAGAAAGATGTTATAATATGAGTACAAGTACAACTAACCAAAGAGAGTCACATCATAATTATATGGCTCGACGATTAAAAGAAGAAAGCAAGGTAACGCTTATGAACAATGCAAAGAGAATGATTTGGGTAAACTTTACAAAAGAAGGTATCCATAAATATCCTGCGGCACTAGAGGATCCTAGTCTTGCAACAGGTGATGAATATGATGTTAGTTTTTTGGGATATCCCCATAGACACATATTTCATTTTAAGGTCGCTATCACTGTAACACACAACGACAGAGATATCGAATTTATTCAGTTTAAACGATGGCTTGTAAAACTTTATGAAGGCGAATTAAATGTAGATTACAAAAGTTGTGAAATGATGGCTGATGATTTGTACACACAAATTAATGCCAAATACCCTGGACGTGAAGTCCACATCGATGTCTCCGAAGATGGAGAGAACGGTGCCCACATTGAGTATGCGAAAAGCTAGAGGAGTAAGCAATGTCGTACTGGGAGTCAAAACCCGAGATCGTTAATATTTTTGAGGATCTGGACAAGTATCGTGTTTTTTGTCGTAACTACGGTTTTAAGTTTGATGAAAAAGATTTATATAACAAGAACAGTCGTACGTGGCAGTTCTATCAAGACCCTTCCAAGTTGAAGGATCGTAAAAATAATAAAAAGGGTAAGACGTTTACCCGAGGACGGAAGAGTAACTAATGACAGCATATATAGTAGACATTGAAGCAGTAGATACACGTTATACAAAGCAGTGGAAAGAGTATCTTCCAAAGCAAATGCAACGTGCAACTGGTGCCAATGTTACTGTCATTAGTGGAGGAGAGGTGCCTCAGGCTACAACGCCTGGGGCATTTTTAAACTTTGCAGGCACTAACAACTACAAGTCGCAACAAATGTTGGAGATTAGTAGACTGTTTGCTAATGGAGAAATTAAAGATGGAGATTATTTCCTATATACGGATGCGTGGAACCCAACTGTTATCCAGCTTCGTTACATGGCTGAGTTACTTGGCGTTGACATCCGAATCGGTGGTCTTTGGCATGCTGGTAGTTATGATCCTCATGACTTCCTTGGTAGGCTAATTGGCGATAAGCCGTGGGTAAGACAAGCAGAGTTATCAATGTACAACTGTTACAATGATAATTACTTTGCAACAAAGTTTCACATAGAGATGTTTGCAGATGCGTTTGCTAAAGATGTTGGAGTACTTGATCGTAGATCAATGAAACGAGTTGGTTGGCCTATGGAGTATCTTGCTAACAGTTTAGACAGTTATAAAGGTATGCCGAAGGAAGATATTATACTCTTTCCGCATCGTGTTGCTCCTGAGAAGCAAGTTGAGATTTTTAGAGATCTTAAAGAAGCACTTCCGCAATACGAGTTTATTGTTTGTCAAGAACAAGAACTTACAAAGAATGAATATCATAATTTACTAGGTCGTGCTAAAATGGTGTTTAGTGCTAACTTGCAAGAAACACTTGGTATTAGTTGGTACGAAGGTGCTCTTGTTGGAGCATTGCCTATGGTGCCAGATAGACTAAGCTACAGTGAAATGTCAACACCAGAATTTAAATATCCAGGTGTGTGGACTGAGTCAATAGAATCTTACAATGCTCATAAAGACATGGTTGTTGCAAAAGTAATTGACTACATGGAAAACTATACTACATACTT